ACATAAAGATAATCTAAAATACTTTCCATACCATTGGATAATGAGTTATAAATGGGAGGTAAGGTCACGTAGTGATTTGATAGGTGTAAGAGAGATGTCTAAGTTTAAAAACATTATCAATCCAAGGGTACATAGTGATACTGCGGTACTTGCCTTTCATGGATTTCCTATGGTTCATGATGTAAAAGATCCGATTATTGTTGACAACTGGTGCTAGGCATGCTACAATAAGGTATGACTAACAATAACTACAAGATCGGTTTTGCTTGCAAGTGGATTGACAGGCCCGACCAAGTTGACGGCATTAAGCCAAAAGATGACTGTAAAAAATATAATACCGGCAGTACTACTGTTGCTTGGTTAAATAGACAAAGCAAAGACAAAGCAGTAGAAAAACTTTGGGACCTTATGAAAGGTAACATCGAATCTACTAAGCTGCTTGTAGAAAGAGTTGGTAAACTTGAAGAAAATTTTAGAATGGTACGACTCAGTAGCGATATACTTCCTGTGTATACTGAGCCGAACTGGTCTTGGTTTTATCGGCAGTCAGACGTACGAACTTACGCAGAAAGATATTTCCGAGAAGTGGGAGATAAAGCTCGCGAGATGGGTGTTCGGCTTAGTTTTCATCCTGGGCAGTTTACTGTCCTTGCTAGCGATAATCCAGATATAGTAGATAGATCAATAGAGGAGTTTGAATATCATGTTGATATGGCCCGTTGGATGGGGTTCGGTAAACAATTTCAGGACTATAAAATCAACGTCCACATCGCGGGTAGAGCCGGTCCAGAAGGTATTAGACAAGCCCTTAAGAGACTCAGCCCAGAAGCAAGAAACACAATTACCATCGAAAACGAGGAAATAAGTTATGGACTCGATGACTGCCTTTCTATTAGTGATGTCGTTCCTATTGTGCTTGACATTCATCATCATTGGATTCGCGAAGGCGAGTATATCCAGCATGGAGATGACCGTGTTAAAAGGGTTAGGGATAGTTGGCGTGGGGTTCGTCCTACTTGCCATTATAGTGTCAGCCGAGAGGATATCTTGGTTAACCACTGCAATGGAACACTTCCCAATCATACGGTTCTCTTAGAATCTGGACACAAAAAACAAAAACTGCGGGCCCATAGTGATTTCTATTGGAACACCGCAGTTAATGATTGGGCTGCTACGTTTTTAGAAAGTTTTGATATTATGTGCGAAAGCAAGGCTAAGAATCTTGCTAGTATTCATTTTGGCAAAAATATTAATTTACCTTTATGAATTTGCTTTTCTACATATGATTCATAAAGCTGCCTATTTTCAATAAGGCGGCTTTTTATTTTGTCATACAATAACTTTAGATTTTCCTTTTGTAACATTTTAATGTTATCGGCTATAGTGTTTGCTACTTCCCAATCTACTAAATTTTTGTCTGTTGGTACAGTAAAAATATCTTCAAACGTATCAAATCCGTCATTTTTCAACTGTTCATAAAAACTATAGTTAGCATTAAGCAAAAATGGTCGTAGACCAATAATAGGCTTAAAGATTTTTTCAGTAAAAAAGATATATCCATTGGCTGATTTAAATTCTGTTTCACTAACAATATTAATAAAATGTGAGTTCCATAAATCCATTCTACCTAATCCGTGATCATTTGGCATAGTAAGTTTTGCTGACATTGCATCATACCCTTGCTCAACCATTTCTACATCATGATCCAAGTTGCGTATATTTGCTAGAGTGAACACACCAAGATCTAACAGATTATGAATTTTAAAAATTTCATATATTGCTGCCCTATGGGGTCTAGGTTTTCTATTATAACAAATGTAAATGTTATCAAAACTAGAAGGAAGTATGCTATCTAATGGATACTGTTGCAGAAACTTTTTACAATAGATAGCAAAAAAATCTACTCTATTAAAATTATCATCTATATAACCCAAAGACATATAGTTTTTTCCAACAAGATGTGGATAAAAACTAGGATCTGGAAATTTGATAGGATCTATTAATACTACAAAAATTATGTTATCTGGTATGCCAAAGTGACATATTTTTCTACTGTCTAGTTGTACATGTAATGCAGTAGTACTAATGAATAAGTTGCGGCTACCAGGTTGTAAAAATTCTAGATTTCTAGCAGCTCTTGTGACCAAATTATCTTCTAATTCGGTCATTTCTTTATTAAAGAAATCGCCAGCCTTATAGAAAACATAAGGCTGGCTAAGGCCCTGCAATGGGCTTATCATTTATTTCTTTTTAGTTTTTGTAGGCTTAGTTGTTTTATTAGACTTAGTGCTTGCCTTTGCGGCAGCAGGCTTAGCCTTAGTGCCAGGCCTACGACCACGAGTCTTTTTAGCAACTGCTGGCTCTGGGGTTACCTTTTCTACAACTACCGGAATTGGCGTTGTAGGTTCCGACACTTGGCTTACAACTTCTCTCACATCACCGTGGCCATCAACAAAATGCTTTGTTTCTTCTGGTTTTGCCTGCTCTTGAACAGGTTCAGGTTTTACTTCAGGTTTAGATTCATATTTGGCCGTCGCTGTTTTATTCCAAGAATACCAAATAACAATAGCACCAAAAGCAATAACTAGTAAAATTAGTTCCATAATGGAATCTCCTTCTCAACTATTTATAATAAACTGAGTATATTTTTATAATTTTGAAATCACATCTAAGCTACTTGCACGTTTATTCCAAATGGTGCGTCTTTCTGCCCCTTTACGCTGAGCAAATTTCTTAGAGTCACAAATAGTGCAACAATGAAAATAGTTGTTACTTAACCGTTTTGGGTCCATCTTAGCTTTACACCGTGTAAAAATTTCACTGCAATTGTCGCATCTTAGTACAGCTAGAGTGTGTTTACGGAAATAATTATGTTCTTGCCCTAATTTGCTTTTTCTTGTATATGATCTATATTCAATATTAGATTTAATGTACATAGAGTATTTACATTAAGGTTATAAAAATTTAGGGTAAATATTAGATTAGGAGACTAGAATGGCAAAGAAAGTTGTTGACATAGGTGTTACAGGTAATGATGGTACCGGTGACAGTATTCGTGACGCATTTAGAAAAGTAAATGAAAACTTTGATGAACTTTATGCTAGTTTTGGAGCAGAAGGACAACTACAATTTACAGACCTCTCAGATACACCCGACGACACAACAATTTCTGATGCTAATAAAATAGTAGGTGTTAATGCTTCTGGTACACGGCTTGTATACAAAACTATTACAGCAGGTGATGGAATAATACTTACTCCATCAAGTAATAATCTAACAATAACATCCACAGGCGGTAGTATAGAAAATGACGCTACGCCTGTACTAGGTGGCCCACTAAGCACAAGTACTAATAGATTTCCCATTGGAAATTTACCTAACCTAGCAGATGCTACTGAGTTGACCAATGCTGGTGCAATTTTCCAAACTAGACATCCAACAATAACCTATGATGCGAACCGTCTAGCTGTTAATAAAGGGTATGCAGATACAAAACTTGCTTTAGCAGGTGGTACTATTACAGGTAACCTTAGTGTTACAGGCACAACAACTATAGCAGAACCTACAAGTGCTAGCCATGCAGCTACTAAAAATTATGTAGATAACAATAGTTTTGCTAGCACAATTGAATTATTTGTAAGCACAACAGGTAGAACAGGTGCAGCTATGGCGGCTGCAGGCGTAGATTCTAGTAAGATCGGACGTGGATGGAGTTATGCTTATAATAGTATTTTAGAAGCTTGTGAAAAGGCTGAAACAATTATTCTTGCTGACACATTTGAAACTGGACCTTATAGACAGTTAATTACAGAAAGCAATGCAGTGGCTAATGCAACTGTAGCTACGGTAGGAGCAAGTCACATTGTATTAACACATACTGCTCCTGATGTAGATCAATATGAAGAATTAATTCCTGGAAAATTATTGTACGGTTCTACTAGTGGAGCTAAAGCATTATTAACAGCATATACTGGTACTAACAATGCTAATAGATTAGATTTCACTTATCTAACAGGCAGTGCAGTTTTTGTTACAGGTGAAACTATTGAATTTGACAATCCTGTTAATGTTAAAAATATCAGTATTAATTTAGAAAGCGGCATATACGAAGAAGACTATCCAATTAGATTACCATCTAATACCAGTATAGTTGGTACTGATTTTCGTCGTTGTATTTTAAGACCTAAAGATAGAGTAAGCCAAAGTCCTTATGCAGACGTGTGGTTTTATAGAGATACAACATTTGATGGTTTAACTACTGCAAGCCAAAACTATGGCTATCATTATCTAAGCAATCCCACAAACAAAAATAGTACTCCATTAAACAACAAAGAACTGGATGTGTTTCTAGTCAATGATGCTACTAGAATTTATAACCTTACGGTTCAAGGCCATGGCGGATTTATGATGGTACTTGATCCCGAAGGTGCTATTCTTACAAAAAGTCCCTATTGTCAAGTAGGTACAAGTTTGAGTAGAAGCAGTAATGAACACGTATTTGCAGGTGGACAATACGTAGACGGGTTTGCAGGTAGGATGCCAGCAAGTATTACATCTATTTCGGGTAATGATCTTACTGTACAATTAAATCCAACACCATATACACATTTGGCTTATAGACAACCAAAAACTCCAACTGTATTTTTTGTAAATGGCAATAGATATCAAGTTAACAGAGTAAGTGCGTTTAACAGTAATACTGGAGTAGCAACTCTAGTAATGGATGGTTCAACGCCTGTACCTGCTAGTCTTATTAGCTCAACTGTTATTTTAGAAACAGCTGGTAATAAGTCTATGTTGGCTAACGATTTTACCCAGGTTAATGATTTAGGCTATGGTATTGTAGCTACTAATAATGGATTAACTGAACAAGTGTCTACATTTACCTACTATACACATACTGGATTTTATTCAGTAAATGGTGGTCAGATTAGATCCATTAATAGTTCAAGTGCTCACGGATTATACGGGCTTAGAGCCAAAGGTAGAGATCCCAATGAAGTACCAGATCCTATTACATTAAGCGATGATATGATTCAAACTGCACAGGCATATATGGCCGGAGATTTTGCCTTAACTAGTGCAGGCGTAAACAATTTTGGTGATATTGCTGTCACCGTTTACAATTTTACCTATATTCCATACTCAACCTGTGAACTAGAAATTAATCACAGTAGATCAGGAGATGGTCCTACAAGATACATTGTTAATAGTATAGAAATGGTTACTGATACTAGTAGTCCAGGCACAGTAATTGCTAAGTTGAATTTACGTGATGCTACAAACTCTGGTGGTGAACAAAGTCTTATTGACGAACTAATGCATGACGATTATGTTATTATTAGGTCAAATCAAAACTTTAAATTTAGAGAAGTTGACATTAATCAACCTACTAGACCTAGCACTGCACTAACATTTAATTACGACGAAAGTAGTGTTGTATATAGAACCATTACATATGATCCAGATTATTACAATAATGCAGATACACCTTCATCGCCAACATATAATTCGCATACTGCACTGCCTAGTGATACAGCAGTAATAGAATTTGATACAACATTTGATTATGTTGCTGTACGCACAGCTAATCAAGTTCATACCGATGCAACAGGTACTACCATACGTTGTGAATCGCTAACTGCCGAAGATGCAGACAGATTAAACACTGGTTTGTACGAATTTGCATGGGTAGATCAAAACGTAACACAAAAGGGATTTAAACGTAAGATAGTTTCTTATGCTGATCCCGTTGGGCCTGCTACATATGCTACCATAGTTATAGATAGTGCTATGCCAGCTAATACCTATATTCCCATAGGTGAAGACCTTAGATCTGGTATCAAAGCAAGTGGTACAACAACTAGTACAGCATCAATAGCAAGCTCAGGAGCTATAGCAAGTTTAAATTGTACCAGTACAAGTAGTTTTGTAGATCCTAGTGTGTTAGGAGTTGATCCTGTTACAGGTTTAGTGCCAACTACTGCATTTATAGTAAGCTATACTAGCACTATATCTACAGTAGCTAGAGCAAGTAATACTGTAACAGTTGTGCTAACTGGAAACCATTATCTAGCAACAGGCGATATAGTTGATGTGGTATGTACTTCTGATAGTTCTTTTAGTGCTAGTAAAGTTTCAGTGACGGTTAGCAATGCTACTACATTTACATTTACACAAAACGGCAGTGCTGTAGGCACTACAGCAGCTACTGGTTCAGTATCAAAACGCAATAATGAAGTGTTTACATATACAGGAATTACTGCAACAAGTTTTACAGGAGTAACACGCTCTGCATATGGAACTAGTCCTGCCGAATATCCTAGTGGAGCAACACTAACTCAGATAGCAGGTGAAATTATTGTTAATATATCAACCTGCCGTGCTACAGGACATGACTTTTTAGATATAGGTACTGGTGGATATAATACCACAAACTATCCTAACAACATATTTGGTAGCCCAGAAACAGGTTATGAGCCTGTTAGTGCAGATGCTGCTATAGATGATAGCGGCAATGCTAGTAAAGCTGAAGTACAAGAGATTACTGAAGGTCGTGTATTCTTTACAGGAACTAACCAAGACGGATTCTATAGAGTTGGAAGATTTTTTGAAGTTGATCAAGGAACAGGTACTGTAACATTTAGTGCCAACATTGCTTTAAGTAATCTAGATGGATTTGGTTTTAAACGTGGTACTGTTGTTAGAGAATTTTCAACTGATGACAGCATGGGAGGAACATCTGGTGGCAGTGGGGATACTGTTCCTGTAGAAAGTGCAGTAAGGGATTATATTAACAGAAGACTTGGTTTAAACAGCAATGGTGTAACTAATACGGTTAATAATAATCCAATTGGTCCAGGATTTTTACCGTTGGACGGTTCTAGAGCTATGTCGAGTAATCTTAACATGAGTGACGGATCACCTGCTAATATTATAAATCTTTCTGATCCCAGAGTAGGCTTTGATCAAGACGCTGCTACTGCAAATTATGTGAAAACTGGGTCATATACTTTAACCAACAAAACTATTAGCCTAGGCAGTAACACACTTACTGGTACATTGGCACAATTTAATACAGCGGTTACGGACGCAGATTTCGCATCATTAGCTGGTTCAGAAACTCTAACTAACAAAACTATTGCAGCAGCCTCTAATACTATAAGTGGATTAACTAACTCTAACCTAAGTGGTACTGCTGCTATTAGTAATGCCAATTTAGCTAACAGCAGTATTACAGTAGGTTCTACATCAATTAGTTTAGGTAGTACATCTACTACATTAGCTGGTATGGCTTCTGTAACATTTAGTGGTAGCACAAGTGGTACTATTCAGCTTCAAGCTGCTGCGATAGCAGGAACAGGAACAGTATTAACAATGCCAGCCACAACAGGCACTGTGGTTACAACAGGAGATACCGGTACTGTAACAAATACCATGTTGGCAAATAGCAGCATTACTATAGGCAGCGATGCCATAAGTTTAGGTGGCAGTAGAACAGACATAAATGGTCTTACTAGTTTAGATGTAGACAACCTAACACTGGATGGTAACACAATTAGCTCAACTGATACTAATGGTAATATAAACTTAACACCCAATGGCACTGGTAAGGTTGTATTCACTAAATTAAGTGCTGGTAGTGATTCTACAGCAGGCACCGTTGAAGGCGATTGGACCTTAACTGCAAACAGCAGTTTTGAAGCTACATATGCTGCTGACTTGGCAGAATATTATGAAGCTGATGCAGAATATGAAGAAGGCACAGTTTTAGTGTTTGGTGGCCTAAAAGAAGTGACCACTACAGATATCTTTGCAGACACAAGAGTGGCAGGTGTAGTTAGCACTAATCCTGCATATAAAATGTATGGGGCGTGCCCGGGCATAAAAACCTGCATAGCACTACAGGGTAGAGTGCCAGTAAAAGTTATAGGCAAAGTTAAAAAAGGTGACATTCTAGTATCTAGTGCTAAACCCGGATATGCAATAGCTAATAACAATCCCAACGTTGGTACCGTTATTGGCAAATCATTAGTAGAGAAAAATGAAGATGGACCAGCAATAATTGAAGTTGCTGTGGGTAGATTCTAAACCTAAAATACTGATAAATATAGCATAAAGGTAAAAATATGAGCATATCATTAATAAATTTAGGTACCGTGGCTAATGATGGTAGCGGCGAAACATTACGTTCAGCTATGCAAAAGATCAACGAAAATTTTACCTATATTACCAATAACATACTTGATGATACAGAAGTAATTAATCTAGGAAATACAGGTCAAGGTTTGTTTTATCAAGAAGTAAACAATCAGTTACAGTTTAAAAAAATAGCGGCAGGTTCTAATATAGTTTTAACTTCAGATAATGAAAAAATTACTATTGCTACAAATAGCACAATTGTTGCTAATCTAACAGGAAATGTTACTGGAAATGTTACTGGAAATGTTACTGGAAATGTTACTGGTAATCTAACAGGAAATGTTACCGGTACAGTCAGTAACATTACTAATCACGGTATAAATGATTTAAGTGATGTTGACACTTTAACTACAGCCCCTACTAACGGGCAAGGACTAATTTGGAGTGCTACTCTATCAAAATGGCTTCCCGGCGATGTGATTTCTGGTGGGGGCACTGGGGTAGACTTTGGATCATTTACTACACCAACTGGTCCAACATTTGATTTTGGACCAATTTAAGGATAGGGGATAACAATGGCATTACAGCTACGTAGAGGTACTAACGCACAAAGAGCATCTGTTATATTTGATCAAGGTGAACTTGTTTATACAACAGACACAAAAAAAGTATATGTAGGTGACGGATCTACAGCTGGCGGTATTCAAGTAGGTAACTTTGATACTGATACCGGTATACTAAATGTTGTAGAGGATACAACCCCTCAGCTTGGTGGCAATTTAGATTTAAACAATTTTAACTTATCAGGAACCGGTAATATTTCAATTACCGGTAATATCACTTTACCTAGTGCTAATGTGATAAATGCTTCTACAATTAGAGGTGTTGGAACAAGTGGCAATATTACTATAGCTTCGATAGATGGTAGTACTGTATCAGGAAACATAACACTACAGGCTGTTGATACAGCCATTGCGGGACAAGAAGGTGGCGATGTTAATATTGTTGCTGGTAATGGACTTACAACAGGTAGCGGAGGAGATATTGGCCTGATAGCGGGCAATGGTGGAGCAAGTGCTAGCGGTGGTTTTATTAATATCCAGGGAGGAAATGCTGGTGTAGGCGGAACTAAAGGTGGAGATGTATCTATTGTAGGCGGTTTTGGCCCTGCTATGGGAGATATTAATATAGGTCCTGTTAATACTAATAGAGTTATTATTGGAGGTTCTGGAGTTACTGTTAATGTAGAAAGTCTAATTAATGGCGACCTTAACGGCAGTGTGTTTGCTGATGATAGTACTTGTATAGTTGATGCTACATTTGGTGGCGGATATCTTACAGCTGAACAGGCCAGCATTACTGGAAATTTATACCTATGTGAACCATATTCAAACACACCAACTAAAAAGGCTTGGCAAATTTTAGAAAATTCAACTGGTAATTTCTTCCAAACAATTGTAAACGCAGATTCTCTTGGGACATCTACTGGTCCTCACTTAGCACTACAAGTTTACAGATCTAGCCCTGCACCAGGAGATGCTGGCGGCCAGATTAGATTTTATCAAAGTGCAGGCAATCCATTAAACCCTGTACAATCATTAGTTGGCATTGATGCATATGCAGAAACCATTGGCGTTGGTACTGCAAAGGGCGAACTACGATTCCTTGTTTGGAACCAAACACAATTTGACACTGCACAAGTTATTAGAGCAAATGCTATTATATTCAATAAAGGTATTACTGTAAGTGGTGGCGGTATTAACTGTAATGGAGCAGGCACATTTGCATTAGGTATAAATGGTGATCTTAAAGGCAGTGTTGTTGCCGATAATAGTACAATGTTAGTAGACAGCGTGGGCGGCAAAATTGTAGGTCCAGTAGAAAACAACTATGTCTTATCAGATCTGTTAACTTTAACACCTACAACAGTACCTGGCAGTCCTGTACCTGGCATGGTAGCTGCCAGTGATGGTGTAACTTGGGATCCTGCATCAGATGGACTAGAACATCTAAATGCTTACCTAAATGGTGCTTGGGTACAAATAGCTTAATGGAATACTAATGCCAACTTCTGTATGGACTGAACGATCAGGCTACAATTTATGTAAACAAATAAATGATAGCTCTGTTATCTATGAAAATGATGATGTAGATATCCCATTGCCTATCACCACTTCGAATGGTTATAACTTTGAACTGTTGAGTGGTAAACTTCCTCCGGGGCTATATGTTAAAAATGCCAGTGTTAAGGGTAGTCCATTTCAAGTTTCTAGACTAACAGAGTTTAAATTTGTTATTAGAGCTACAAATACAAATGATAATACTATAAGTGATAGAACATTTGTTTTGCAAGTTGACGGCAGTGACGCACCGCGATGGATAACTGAAGCAGGTATTTTACCTCTCGGTAACGGTGGACTAGGATTTATTTTAGATAATAGCATTATTGATTATCAACTAGAAGCTGTAGATGATGATTTACCTACAGGCCAAACTTTAGTATACAATTTAAAAAGCGGAACATTGCCGGAAGGTGTTACACTAAGTTCTTCAGGAAGGTTACAAGGTCTAGTACAATGTATTCCTAGTATAGAAGCCCAAGATGGTACAGGAACTTTTGATACTGCAATATACGATAAACATCCTTATGACTTTGTTACTGTTGACGACCTTGGACAACCAGTAACTACAATTAAAAAACTTAATCGATATTACGAGTTTACAGTAGAAGTAACAGATTTAGAAACAGTAATAGAAAGAAAATTTAAAATTTACGTTGTAGGTGACGATTTCTTAAGAGCAAGTAATGCAGAAATCCTAGCTGATAACCTTATATTCACAGTAGATGGAACTTATACTAGAACTCCAGTTTGGCTAACTGGCAGTGACCTAGGATTCAAAAGAGCCAATAATTATATTACCTTGTTTTTGGATGTATTAGATCTTTGTGAGACACCAACAGGTACTATAGATGATAGTTCATTGTTTGGTATAGCATATATTTTAGAACCCTTTAATCCAGATGGCACTGCAAGTTTGCTACCACCAGGGATGTCACTTGATGCTTACAACGGCGAAATATTTGGTTATGTCAAAAAACAACCAGCTATTACAAAAGAATATAAGTTTACAGTCAATGCTATAAGATACGACACAGATACTACCGAGGTTGAAATTCTATATGCATACTTGTATTCAAGTATCATGCGTGGTGATACCTTCTTGAGAGTCTACAGTCCATTTACTGCTAATAATTTACTAACAAATGAAGTAGCAGAACAATTTATTGGCGAAAGTGTAACAATAGGCAATCAAGTCTATACTATAGAATCTATTGAGCTCCTAACAAACTATCATGCTTTCTATTTAGACAGAGCAGTAGACATTGATGATGTACAACTACTATATGACAATGCAGGGTATGATACTGTAACTTACAGTTCTTTTGTGGGAGATCTAAGTACAGGTATAAGAACTGTAAGTACAACGCCAGCAGGTAGTAACGGTATCATTGTATATCCTATAGACATACCTCTTAATGAAGTAATAGGTGCAACTTTCCGTTGGGGTTCTTATGATTATAAGATTCAAGGAGTTGAAAGATTAACACCCACAAGTGAATACTTTCTGCTTTCTATAGCAAATGCAGATGATCTAGAAAGTCCCTTATCTACATCTATTCCTGCAGAAACAGATCTAACTAGTTTTTTATACAAGAATTACAGTCTTCAAAAAACTATTATTACTAGCCCAAGCGGTGATACTGTTGGTACTGCTAAAACTTTTACTATAAAAATTATTGGCGAGGTTGATACAACAATAAATTGGATCACTGATGACTTAATAGGAACAACTAAGCCTCAAGTGCAAAGTATTTTTGCTGTCGAAGCTAGGAGCACAATTCCAAATGCCATACTCACATATACTCTTACAGACGATCTGTATAATTCAAATGGAAGGTTGAATAAACTTCCGCCCGGATTAACTCTAAGTACCAAAGGTTATATTAAGGGTACAGTGAACCAATATGGTCGAACTGGTAAAGAAGGTGTAATAAGATTTTATGATACCGTAAACAATGAAAATGTATTCACTACTTTTGATAATGGTGACACTACATTTGATAGAGAATATACATTTACTGTTACTGCTACAGATCAATATAATTTAAGCAGTGTTACAAAAACTTTCCAAATTAATGTAGATATTAGTGATCCATTAAATTACAGCAACATTTATGTACAGGCAATGCCTCGACAGGTAAAACGTACTAAGTATCAAACTTTTGTAACAAATACAGAAATATTTAAACCAGATTGGATTTACAGATCCGATGATCCTGATTTTGGTATTCAAACTACTCAACGTGTGTTGCTATTTGCTGGTATAGAAACTAAGCAGTCATATCAATATGCTCAATTAGCTGAAACGAATTTTAAACGTAAAAGATTAAATTATGGTGATGTCAAATCTGCTGTGGCATGGATACCCGGTACTAAAGATCCAGCATATGAAGTTGTCTACGTAGAAATGATAGATCCTTATCACAATGTAAGTCAAAAAATTAAATTACCATCGCAAGTAAACAATCCAATATCAATAAACAATGTACCATTTAATGTTGCCGACGGAAATTTAAACGACCAACTGTCATTACTCAACGAGCCTAATGTTAACATTTTTAGACCAAAATTTTTAGATTTAGATCTGCAATCAGAAGCAATAACTGTTGATAGCGACGATCTTAATGCTGTTTTTCCTAGTAGTATTCAAAACATGCGTAACAAAATTAAACAAGCAGGTGGCTTAAATCAAGAAATGTTACCATTATGGATGCTGACACCACAAACATCAACAAAGATTTTAGGTTATACTTTAGCTATGCCATTATGCTATTGTAAGCCAGGATATGCCAGTTCTATTATAAATTTAATAAAAGCTAGCAGATTTGATTTTAAAACTCTAGACTTTGAATTTGATAGATATATTATTAATGCTACTAGCGATCTAGATCAACCAAGTTATATAAGATTCTCTGATGCTCTGTGGAATACCTAATAAATAGTAAGAGGGAATTATAATGTCTAGCCAAATTAATTACGAAGATATCGATGCAAACTTTCCTGTAGCAGGGCAGGATAATGATTCACAAGGTTTCAGAGATAATTTTGGAACTATTAAAACAAGTCTTCAAAGTGCTCAGTCTGAAATATCAGAGCTGCAATTAAATGCAGCAAAATTAAATGTATCCAATGATTTTCAGGGTGAAGATCAAGAGGATTTAAATTTAGTCAAATCAAGTTATAAAGCAACTGTTAAGACAGTAGTAAATAACACCTACTTAGATTTTAACACTGGGCATTACCAAGTTGTTACAATTGACCCATCTGTTACTGCAAGTTCAACTGTTACATTAGTATTAGATAATTTTTTACAAGCAGATACAGAAAAAGTAAGAAAAATGAATGTAATTGTATATTCAAATGGGGCCAGCAGTGTAATCGTTAATTTTAGCTTAGATTCTGGAACATTGAAGAAATCTAATTTTACAGTAGGTGTTACATTGTCCACAACTACTACTACCGCATATGAATTTGAATTTACAGCAATAGGCAGTACAGAAGTTCTAGCCAGATATGTAGGATCATACACAGTATGAACTATTTTGAAGTTGATCTTTCAAAGCTTAAGGACGTTGAGCTTGAAAATAAAATGCAAGATCTCACTAAGAAATATTTTCAAACTTCTAATGGAGCCATACGTTTACAAATTAGCATGTACCTAGACTTGTTTAGAATGGAAATTAACGAGCGTAGAAGTAAACAAATGGACGAAATGTATCAAAAACGTAATAAGGATCTTGACGGATTAATTAATGTAAGTTAAAATAAACGGATGCTATTCTCTAAAACTGATCAGTTTGGTAATCCGATTTATACTGTTGATGACTTTATCCGTATAGTGTACCAAAATGGTACTGACAATTTAGAACTTTGTAATTTCGAATCATGTTCTGAAATTAACAAATACAATAAAATCATTGCAGAATATAAATTTCCTTATCCTACCTTAACAGAACATAAAGATATTAATCATATACCTGTAGGAGACTTTGATAATATTTGTCAATCAATCTGGTTTATGCCAGATGAATATAAAAATATAGAT